CTTTATTATCCCTGATATGCGTGGCTACTACATGCGGGGGGACAGTCTTGACTCTAATAGAGACAAGGATTACACCACTAGAGTTTTGTACGGACCTAATGCCACAGCATCAGGAGTAGGTTCGTATCAACCCGGTGCTTATTACTCCCACACTCACTTTGTAGACGGTCAAAGTCCGGGTTCTCGACGTCCTTTTGGGCCTCAAACTAATTATAAAGCTTACCCCGCTGATGCCCCTAACTCGGTGACGACCTCTGGAGTTAATCAAGACTCTTTGAAAGTTGCATTGGAGCGCCAACGTACCAATTCTGTTTCAGGAATTAGTATTGCTCCGGGAATCATGAATCCCCCTACCTGGTCCTGGTATACTTATATCAAAGCCACCTAGTTTAGTCTTACGTAATCACCTGATTTATTATGTTTGCTTTACTGGATGACCAGCTCATCGCTTTACCTGACTCTCTTAAGGTAAACGGAAACACATATACGGATCTCTGGACTGCAACTCCAGACCAATTAGCTGCGTTGAATATTTATAAATTACCTGAAATACCTGTTTATAACACAAACACACACGAACTTGTACCTAATACAGAGACTAAAACCTGGGATATCGTACCTTTAACTTCTGAAAAATTACAATCAATTGTTGATAATCAGTACGCTCAGTACGCTTCGAAACTACAGGGTAAATACAAGTCTTACTCGCTTTACTTGCAACAAGTCGGAGACAAAGATGTCTGCCTTGTTTTACAAATACAATCTTATTTAGTCGATTTAGCTGATTACATCTCGCAAGTGCTGAACAGAGAAATTACTCCTGAAAATTTTATCGATTACCCCGACGCAACTTTCGAAAAATTTTCTTGTAATGTATGAGTAGTGCGAATAATTATATAAAAGTAATTGATGATTTTTTACCCGAAGAAGAACGTTCACAAGGTCTAGATATATGTAGACGTGCGACAGA